TTTTTTTTTTTTTATTCTTTCTTCCGGCATTTTGCGACACTGCCCCGGACGTAGCAGGGTTATTAGTTGGGTGATTTCCTTTTGAGCTCATATTAAGTTTCAGGGTTAAAATAGGGAATTTCTTCCTTATTTATACCTCCTACCTCCGCCCCCGAAAAATAATCGATGGGTTCATGTAGCATGGAAATGAGGTTTGGGTGGTACGTAGAAACGTACCACTTGTAGTATTCAAAAGCTTTGCTGTTGGTAGAAACCAAACAGCGTATTGAGCACAAAACTTCTTCTAGTTCTTCTTCTCCGTATTCGTTACAAGCAAGAATTGCGAGTAAACGGAGGAAGCTATATTCAGGGACGAATCTCCCGTCCACCAAATTAACAGTGGCACCGAGAAAAGAAGTTCCTACTGGACCTCGCTGTACGTGATCCTCAGGTGCAGGGTGTATAGTAACCCCCGCCCTTTTGTAGAATTTAGAGCGTATTTCAAAAGTCAACCATTTCTCAAACCAAACGGGGTAACCGTTCAGATGATCATCCGCGAATATATTCCAACGAGTTTGGTTACTCGCGCGAAGCGGATCGCGGCCCGCCTCTTTGCAACCCCAAATGAGGTGTGCGTAAAGTATAAACATGTGAGCGATACAATTGCCTCCCGTTGTCCAGGGATCACCGCTCTTTTTATAAAATAGTACTAAAATCACACCATCCGGCATTCTGACAAAGGATATATGACACTGATCCATAAACCAGCGCAATTTTTCCCATTCAGGTGTGCCCAACTTATAGTTGAGTAGGAAGGCCATAAATCGGAAGATGGCTTCATGCAACACAGAAGTCACACTAGCATCCCAAAGTTTGGCGTCCCCCTTGACAGTGATCAAATCGATGAGTTCTTTCATCATGGTGTGGAAGCCCCCTTGTACAAAGGAAACTCCCCACCGAGCTGGGAATCGTTTAAAATCAGACGACAACCAGAGAAAGAGTTCCTTGACACCGCTTATCATATGTGCGTATGCCAAAGTAAAAAAAGGGTCCGTGTAGGTAAAAGTTCTCACCACACCATTATCAGCCTTTTTCTCTTTTAAGATCTCACTCTTTCCAGCTGTGTCCCATAAAGGTAGTATCTTAAAAATGTGTGCGTATTGAATATACCATCTGACTAAATCAGGGCAATCCTTATACACATCTTCCTTGTGTTTCCAAGGCAAATTATTTTGTTTAGCAAACTGCTTGAGGACGTACCCAATAGAACTATCGGGATTTATCTTAACCTCATGCAAAGGCAACGGTTGGCACAAAGGTACCATCCATGCATACTTACGTTGCATAAACTCCATACACTCCTCAAAATCCCCTTT